GAGGTTTCTAGAGCCTCTCTCCTTTTTTATTTGGAGTAAGATATGCCAAATGTAGCAGGTAAAGAATACAAGTATACTAAAAAAGGTATGGCACAGGCTAAAGCTGCGGCTAAGAAGACTGGTATGCCTATAAAATCTAAAACAGATAAATATAAGAAGAAGTGATATGGCTATTAAACACGCAGGTGAAACCTTCCAAGGACTACGTATACCAAAGCGTTCTCCTAAGGGTAACAAATCACATGCTGTACTGGTAGGCACAAAAGAGAAACCAAAAGTTATTAGGTTTGGTGAACGAGGTGCTAAAACAAACCAGTCAGCCGCACAACGTAAAGCTTTCAAAAGCAGACACGCTAAGAACATAGCCAAAGGGCCATCAAGCGCAGCTTATTGGGCTAATAAGGTTAAGTGGAAAGCATAGGTAAACGACATGGCAGGAACAACTAAATTAGATGCGGTCAACATAATGCTCTCTGCCATTGGCGAAGCACCAGTTAGTAGTCTATCATCTGGCTTGCTTGAGGCAGAGGTAGCAGAAACTATTGTAGATACAGTTGACCGTGAAGTGCAGTCTATGGGCTGGCACTTTAATACAGAATTAAATAAGTCATACGCACAGGACACTAACGGTGAGATTATATTAGGCACTGACATCCTACGCGCAGATGCAACACAAAAACCAGACAGTCCAGACCTAGTACAGCGTGGTCTGAAGATGTATGATAGAAAAAACCATACATTTACAATCAATGCAGAGGCAGCACTTGATGTTGTCGTACAGCTAAACTTTGCAGATTTACCAGAGGTGGCTAAACGCTACATAGTAATGAGAGCCACACGTATCTTTCAAGATAGGGTTGTAGGTTCTAACACATTACATGATTTCCAAATACGAGATGAGGCACAAGCACTGACAGAACTTAAAGAGTTCGACAAGGCTGCTGATGACCACAACATCTTTGACAACTATGACACCTTTAGTATTATCGACAGGCAGGGACGGAGAACACTCTAATGGCACTCATCAGTCAATCTATCCCCAATCTGATTAACGGTGTATCACAACAACCACCCTCTCTACGTCTTAACACACAGGCAGAGTTACAAGAAAACGGATTATCCAATGTTGTAACAGGATTGTCTAAGCGTCCTAGTTCTAAACATATTGCTGACTTAGGAGTAATTAGTAATCTAGACAAAGCTTTTATACATACTATTCGTAGAGATGAGAACGAGTTTTACTCTATGGTGGTAGATACTACTGGTACGATTAGGGTGTTTGACAAAGATGGTGTATCAAAAACAGTAACTAATAATGCAGCCTCTTACGTGACAGGTCTAACTGACCCTAGTAAAGAGTTAGCTGCTGTGTCTATTGCTGACACAACCTTCATTGTAAATAAAACTAAAGTAATAGCCAAGGGTACTACCACATCTCCTGTACGTAACCCTGAGGCATTAGTATATGTTAAACAGGCTGACTATTCTTCGACATATAGATTGAAAATTACGAAGGGTGGTAGTACAGGTACAATCGAGTTTGCTACTAAATCTTCTACACAGTCTAGCACAGCTTTAACACAGAACGCAGAGCGTGGTGCATCAACTGATATTATTGCTAAAAATTTAGCTAAGTTTAGTGGTTCTACTGTTAGTACTACTTATTATGACGTTACATCAAACAGTGGTGCTATAACAGGTATTAACATAACTAGGTATGGTTCTGTGTTGTGGATTAGGTCTACTGACAGTACAGACTTTACTGTAGAGGTTGGTGATTCTCACGGTGGAGACCACCTATTACTATTCAAGGGTGAGACTGGTGACTTTAAAAAGCTCCCATCAGAGGGGCCAGTAGATTTTAATATTAAAGTATCAGGCGACAACCAGAAAGCACAAGACGATTATTACGTTAAGTTTACTGGTGATGGTGTATGGAAAGAAACTATCGAACCTAACATCCTAATAGACTTAGATGCCTCTACCTTACCACACAAACTGTCCAAGCAACCAGATGGTAGCTTTATATTTGATGTAGTAAGTTATGCAGATAGAACTGTTGGTGATGATGGTACTAACGACTATCCATCTTTTATAGGATATACTCTGTCAGACATTTTCTTTCATCGTGACAGACTAGGTGTACTAGCAGATGAGAATGTAATCTTTGCACGTGCAGGTGAGTATGTAAACTTTGACTTCTTCCGTAAGTCTACGCTAACCATAGTTGACAGTGATCCCATTGATGTGGCAGTATCGTCAAACAAGGTTAGCATACTTAAACATGCTGTACCCTTTAACGAATCGCTGTTATTGTTCTCTGACCTAACACAGTTTAAGCTAACGGCTGACCCTGTGCTTACACCTGAGACAGTCAACATTGCTAATACCACAGAGTTTGAGGCATCACTTAGAGCTAAGCCAGCACAGGCTGGTAGGTTTGTGTACTTTGCTTCAGCACGTGGTGCATGGTCTGGAATGTGGGAATACTTTGTAGATAGTGACACAGATACTAACGATGCTACAGAGATTACAGCACACGTACCTGAGTACCTAAATGGTGAAGTCATTAACATACAAGCATCGTCTAACGAAGACATGCTACTAGTACAGACTAACAATGACCCTCAGGCTCTATATGTATACAGATACTATTGGGCTGGTAGAGAGAAGCTACAGTCATCGTGGTCACGCTGGGTGTTTGGTGGTGACATCATTGGTTGTTCGTTCAACCGTGCAGACATAACAATACTTATTAAGAGAGGTACTAACTTGTACCTTGAGCGTATTAATCTATCCGTAGATGACGCAACAAATTATACTACTGGTCAGTTCTCTATTCACTTAGACAGGCGAGTACGGTTAGAGACAGGTGGCCTAACGACAGTACCTTATACTGATGCAGCTACTATTTACGTAGACCAGACAGGTAAGCTTATACCTTTAACTAGTGTAGCAGGTAAGCTTGCTGACAGTGAGGTGGTGTACGCTGGGATACCTTACACTTTCAAGTACCAGTTCTCTGAACCAGTAGTAAAACAAAACAATCAACCAATAACAACAGGTGTGCTAAATTTGAGAAACTACGCAGTAGTGTATAACGACACAGGTTTCTTTGAGGTAGATGTCACACCATCTAGACGCTCTACATACAATCGTAAATTTACAGGACGACTTGTAGGCGGTGCAGCAAACATACTTAATAGAGCAGCTATTGATTCTGGTACGTATGAGTTTGGCGTTATGGCTAACTCTAGCAATTCAAGTATCGTACTAAAAAGCAGTAGTCACCTGCCCTGCGTTTTCCAATCGGCAGAGTGGGAAGGCTTCTATGTTCTACGTTCTAGGAGAATGTAAATGAAAGTCCATGTGAGACAAAGTACCCAATCAGATGTTGAATATCTTTGTGACAACTTACGCCCTGAGGATAGGGAAGAGGTACTTGCCTCACATGGTACTACAAGAGAAGCGTTGCAGGTAGGCTTTGATGAATCAGAAGAGTGCTGGACTATTGTAGTAACAGATACAGATGAGATAGCTGGTATTTATGGTCTATCAGAATACGATAAGACTATGGCTGTGCCGTGGCTGTTAACTACACCTGCTATTAAAAAAGTATGGCTACCATTCCTACGTGGCTCACGTAAATGGGTAGAAAAAGCTAATCAAAAATACCCCCTACTTACTAATGCAGTAGATGCAGACTATACTGTAGCTATCAACTGGCTACGTTTTGTTGGTTTCACGTTTATCAAGAAACATGAGAAATGGGGCGTAGGTAATAAACCATTTCTAGAATTTGTGAGGATACGATAATGGATCCAATGACTATGCTGGCTATTGGTCAGGGTGTTGCTGGCTACTTTCAAGCAGAAGGTGAAGCTAAAAGAACAGAAGCACGTTACCAACAGAACAGGATTAACGCTGCTGCTGCACGTGACCTAAAGATAAACTCTTTAAATCAAAGGGCAGTACAGGAAGCAGAAGCAACAGCAGGTCAAAAATTTGACTTAGCTATCCAAGCCCTAGAGACTAGAGAAGCACGTAAGGTAGCTGCTGGTGAATCAGGTCTATCAGGAAGAACATTTGAAGCTCAGGAAGATATGGTTACTGCACGTGAACTACGTGGTGCTACAGTTCTAAACGATAACTTACGTATGGTACTAGACCAACTAGAAGACGAAAAGCAGGGCTTTAATACAGAGATGTTAAACAGGATTAACTCACTTCCACGTGGTTATAAACCTAATGTCCTAGCACACGCACTTAGCACTGCTGCTAATGCTTATGCAACAGAAACAATGATGACAGGTAAAAGTCCATTCAGTAGTTCCGCAAATCCTATGACTGCTACTAGTGCTACTATGCCAGTTGTAGGTCAAATGGGTCAGTCTGTAGCAGCAAGCCCACTTCAACAAAGTACTTTAAGAGCAGTGCAATCAGGTTTAAACTCAACTTCACGGTACGCTTTAATTACTGGTATGCCTAATACATAATGAGGAGTAATCATGGCACAAACTAGAGTACAAGTAGGTAGGCTTAACGCTCCTACACAGTCTAATTTACGTCCACAAGCTGCTCCTGTTGAGACTTACGTAAGACCACCAGAGACACAGCAACAACCTAGTCAGTTGTCACAATTCCTCACAGCTATAACTCCTGCTATAGAAGCAGATGCTAACCTACGTAAAGCTGAAAGACTAAAGCGTGAGCGTGAGATAGAAACTGGACAAAGACGTATACATGCTTCACAGCTAGACCAACAAGCTAAGATTATTGAAGCAGAACTAGATAGAGATTGGACAACAAACGAGCAAGAATATTTGCAGATGAATACGGCAGATGTTCTTCAAAAGCGCAGAGATTTTGTTAGTGATGAGCTAGACAAGTTAAAAAGCACAGACATTGACCCTATGCTTTTGGATCAGTTTTCTATAAACATGGAAGCCCTGACAAATGTATGGGGCAAGACTGTTTACGAACCTGCTAAGATTAAAGAAAACAAAAGAGTAAATTTACAAACTCTTGGCACATCTATAATTAGTCAAGTAAAACTTAGTGAGACTGCGTTAACAACAGACCCACAAGCTTACAACAACGGTGCAGAATCTATCAAAACTCTTGTTGATGGTTTTATGACTGCCTATGGTTCTAACTTTACTAAAGCAGAAGTAAACGATGAACTTGTAAGAATAGCACACGAACAACGAGAAACAAATCCTAATAGCGCACTGGTTCAGTACTTAGATAGTGCTTTATCAAACAATCAATTTGGTATTCCTAGACATTTAGATAAGTATACTGACATTAAAAAAGCACAAGCCTCTTCTGCTAGTGTTGGCTTTTCTGTTGCAAAAGATAATGCTGTAACTACTATGGCAACTGATGCCATGTCAAGAGCCTTTAATGGTGACGCCTCTGGCATTAACATGGAGACAGATGTTTCCTTTACTGTTAATGGTAAAAGCACTACGCATAAGTTTTCTAGAACAGATTACGCTAACGTAGCTGAAATAGTATATGCAAAAGAATTTGATAAAGTATCTCAGTTACCTAAAGAAACACCAGAGCAAAAAGCTATATTTGAAGCTAGACTAGTTGACTTAAAAAGAAAAAAGCTTGAGATGTATGCTAGTGTAGGGGCAGATACACCACAAATCGCTGAAGCAAAACGCTCAGGTGTAAAGATATGGTCTTCTGGGGACATAGATACATTAGACGCAGAAAAAGAAGATGGCACTAAATATAACCAATCTTTGGAAGCAGCCAAAGATGCTTACTTGTTGTTTGAAGAAGTGTATGCTTATCAGGGTGAAGCTGGTTTACAAACCTTCTTAGAAGACGAAGACCAAAGAACAATGTTTCACACCATTAGGTCTAACATGAAGGTAGGTAATGAAGACTTTAAGAGTTCTTTACAGTATGCTCGTAGGTATAAACCAGAAGATGCGCCTAAATATACCTTTACAAAGGAAGACCTAAAAGATACTATTGATACGAGTTGGTTTACGTTTCTTCCATTTGTTAATGATGATGTTGCAGAATCTATTAACGTAGAAGCAATGCGCCCAGCCGTACAAAAAAGGTTTGGAATACTAAAAAGTGTTGACCCTTTTAGGGACGATGACGATGTATTTGTACAAGCTGTAAAGGAAGTGTCTGATGGCTATGTAGCTGCCCCTGCAAGTGATGGGGAGTTTACAGTTATTAAACGTGCTAAAAACCTTACATCAGCTAAAGTAGATAAAGGTATCGCAGTATTAGGGGCATTAAACGAAGAAGCTATGGCTAATAAAGACTTTCGTAGTGCCATAAACTTAAAGTTAAATACTAAAGACCTAGAACTTCCTTTAGGTGGTGAAGCTTTTCTTCCTAGTTTTGTCTTAGAATACGAAACAAACCCTAACAATGATAATATGCTAGATGTACGAGCCATAGCTATAGAAGACGGTGAACGTGATTACTCTAACACATGGTTTATTCCTATGGGAGTTAGTTTACCTAGCATTGCTGAAGGGCGTAAGTCTAAGTTCATAGAAGATACAGTCAAAGCTTATAACGCTGACGTTAAAGCAGGTAAAGAAATTGCAGAACCAACAGAGGATGATGAAACACCTAACCTAACACCTAGTTTAAGTATGCCTAACATCTTTGAAGAGTTCCCAGCAGAACAGATGTTTGAAGATGTTGGACAAGAACTTAAAGATGTGGTTGGTAGTGTAGGTGATGCTGTTGTAGCACCAGCCAACGCTGCTACCACAATCATGGAAGACGAAGGTTTTTCATACACACCATACGATGACATGGGTAAGCAATCAGTAGGCCATGGCTTACAGATTGAATCACTAGAAGATGATGAGAAGGCTCTTATTGCTGACATCAACAACGTACAGCCAGAGGAATCTGCTGCTGTTGTTGCCTTGAAAGTAGCTAAAACTAATGACTTCTTTTCTAGTGAGGTTGATGGCTTTGAGAACTTACCTGAATCTACACGCTCTGGTGTCATACAGATGGGCTACCAACTTGGTAGGTTCAACGTATCTAAAGAGTGGCCTAAGTTTATGGCATCACTCAAGGAAGCTGCACAGTATGCCGAAGGTTCTATTGAACAGGGTACTGCTCTGGCTAAAGCTAAGTTCAACATGCTTTACAATGTAGCAGAGGATGGTACTGTCAGAGCCACCAAGTGGGCTACACAGACAGCAGATAGAGCTATGAAAGTAGCTAACGAGGTTGCTGTTGATGTGGCAGACTTTGGTTCTTCTGTGTTTGAATCTGTCATACCAAAAGCTAACGCTTCCCTTGTAGTGCCAGATGAACAACAGGTAAAGGTAGGCGAGGTTCCTCAAGCTGCTGTTGTCGTAGACATAGCACTAAACAAGAACCCTGCTGATGCAGCCTTTGCATACATGGGTATGAGTGAACATACTAGAGAAGGTGCTGCTGCTGTTAAAGGTTTCTTTGAAAACTCCGTAGGAGATTGGAACCCACAACAACAGACAGTAGAAGAGTTTGCTACTAACCAAGCGTGGTGTGGTGCTTTCCTAGCACAAGTACTGCGTGATTCTGGTATAGATGCTAAGTCTTTACTTGGTAAAGATAAGTTCAACCAGATACGTGCTGCTTCTTATCTCAAGGTAGGTAATGAAGTACAGACTACACAAGCTAAAGCTGGTGACATCATGATTAAGATGCATAGTGCGGCAGACCGTAAGAAGCACAAGCTGGGTGTAGCGCACGTTGGTGTAGTAGTCAAAGTAGAGGGCGATGAAGTATACTTTATAGGTGGTAACACTGGTGATAAAGTTCGCATGTCTTCCTACAACATGACTGAAGAAGACGTTAAGGTAAGACGTATTGATGGTGCATCAGACATTCCTACTGAATCACTACCTTCAATGCTACAACTAAAAGCAGGTATGTACACAAACAAGGCAACAGAAAAAGTTAAGAACTTGTTTACCAGTATGTACGATAATATATTTGGATAAATATTAAATTGAGGAGTTATTATGGCTAAATCACTAGAGGCTATTCAGATGGAGTTAGGGTTTTCTCCCTTACCTACTTCACCTGAAACTCCTCAATTTAACAAATACCAAGTACGGCAAGCACAGGCAGAAGCAGAAAAAGATAGTAAGAATTTCTTTCAGCTAGTGGGACAATCACAGTATACTCAGGGTACTGCTGCATCTGCCTACAGATTTTTTGCTCCTGACTTTGATGATAAAAGACCATTTACTCAAGAGGTGGCTACTGAGCTTCTAGATGGCATTGATGATGAGATGCTAGTACAGAAAGTTCTCAAGGCTGGTGAAGAGCGTGGTACAGGTGGTGCTAAGAAAGTTGCACATGAGATTAAGCTAAGTCAAAAGTTATATAGTGATATGGCTAATGCAGGTATGTCAGGCTTTGCAGCTTACATGACATCAGCTTTTCTTGACCCTGTAGATACTGCTGCTGCCTTAGGTATGGCTGCTGCTGTATCTGCTGCAACCCCACCGCTTGCTCCTTTCACTGGTACTGCTACTCTACTAGGTGTTAGAGGTACACAGTTATTTAGAAAGTTTCAGAAAGCCCCAGCCTTATTTGCTACAGGTGCAGGTGCTGCCACAATGGGTGGTCTAGAACTTCTTCGCGCACAGACTGTACATGATATTACTGGTAATCAGCTTATGTTAGCTACCGCTTTAGGTGGTGGCATAACTGGTGGATTTACCAAGTATGGTAGGTATATGCAAAAGCGTAAAGCCTTCCATGAAATTCAACAGTTGAAAGCAGAAGGCAAGCCTCTTAACGTAGAGCAAGAAGCACTTGTAAAACAGTTTTCAGATGATGTGATTGCAGAACAATTTACCAGAATGGTAGATGAGGCTGATGAGTTTAACCTAGACACCCCACGCACTGATGCTGACTTTGATAGTGATTCACTTATAGCTGGTCTTACACGTAAAGACTTTACGGATACGACACCAGAAGAGTTAGCAGAGACATCTAAGCAAAGGGGTAAGTTTGCCAGCGCACGTGGTGTCATTTCTACTATTGTTCAGTTAAAAAACTCAGAAGACCCTGTACTGCGGTGGTTGGGTGATGGCCTAGCCTTGAATAGTCTAGGTAACAAATCAGGACAAGAAGTGGGCAGCAATGCCTTGGAACTAAGAGATACGTTAGTATCCTCAACTATACTTAAAGATGCTACAAAATTATCTAAATTGTATGAGACTGCAACTAAAAAGCTTGATGTAAAAGAAACAGACGTAGAGTTTATGGTTGGTGAGGCTATGCGTAATCCTAACGCTAGGGTAATACCTGAGGTTAGAGAGATAGCTAACATGTATAGTGCTAACATGGACAGAATGTTCAAGACAGCAATCGAAGCTAATGCTGCTGGTTTTGTTCCTGAGATGTTTGGTAAGATACAAAACTATTTACCACGTATTGTCAATAGGCAACAAGTTTCAATACTACGCTTTGGTAATCAAGGCCAAGCCGCTAAGTTAAGCGATAAGGCTGACGGAGATATTAACGATGCCTTCCTAGATTTAGGTGAGGCAGCTATTCGTGGTGGTCAGCCAGACATCGAACTAAATATGGCTAAAGCACTTAAAGCTAAAGGTAAACCTGCTGGCCCTAAAGCTGTCAAAGCTGCTATTACACAGCTTGCACGTGGTTACATGCGTACTCTACTCAACCCAAAGAATAACAACATACGTAAACTTGGAGATGGGTTAGCTAGTGAAGATGAAGCACGTCTAGCACTAAAAGAATCAGGTGAATTTACGACAGAACAAATAGATATTATTCTAGAGGTTGCTGCACAAACACCAAAGAAAGTTAAAGGTAATCCACGTGCTAGACATCGTATGCAATTAGATGAAACTGCTGAGGTCTTAGCCAGAGGTGATGACGGTAATATCTTTACTCTTCGTTTTGTAGACTTGTTAGAAACAAACGGTAGAACTCTGTACGAAAAGTACTTGTTTCAGACAGCAGGTGCCGCATCTTTAGCTACTAATGGTATTGACACAAACAAAGCAGGTTCAGCTTTTTCTACAATTATTGGGAAAGTTAAAGGTGGGGCTGATAGCGACAAGGTAGCAAAAGAAATTAGGGCTGCTGAGTTTCTTTATGATAGCGTAACAGGTAGACTACCTTACAGAGAAGACTGGTCATACGGTACTCGTAGAGGGTTTAATAGGTTTAGAGAAGTTAGCTTTGCTGCTAACATGGGCATGGCTGGTATGTCAGCAGTAATGGAACTTACCAATGTCTTATTTGAAACATCTATGGGAACTCTACTAAAAACAGTACCACAATTAAATAAACTTGTTATTGATGCACGTACAGGGCAGTTAAAAAACAAAGCTGCCCATGAGATGATGGTATTTACTGGTACTGGTGGTGACGGTCTTATGACCAAAGTTACATCAGTGCGTAGTAGAACTGAGGGTTCTATCTTTGAAGAGTACGGTACTATTCAGGGTGATGTAACACAACTTGACGAATGGTTAGGTAAGGCTCGTATCTTTGTATCAGTAGCTTCTGGTCTACAAGGCGTGACTGATATGCTACGTAGGTTGTCTATGTACAACTTTGCTACAGAATGGCAAGCAAAAGCTGTTGGCGGTAAGCTACCCTTCTCACGTATTAAACGTGAACAGATGGGTATTGATGATGCTATGGGTGTAGCCATAAACAAGGAGATACAGAAGTGGGCTGAAATAAACCCACAGACAGGTGTTCTTGATGTACTAAACCTACAGAAGTGGGGGTCAGACGTAACAGGTGCAGAGAGGGCTGCTGCTTTGGAAGCTCGTAATGTTTTCTTACGTGCTGCC